CATTTCTTTCATCTTCCAATGCTTCTTCGTCTGCGGTTCTGTTCCTTTTTTACGGGTCATTTTAATTCTTTCCTTTGTTTTATAACTTTATAATTTTTCATCACAATGCTCCAGTATCTGCTTGGACGCATCCGCTGCGCCCTTCCCAACAATCACACAGTGACCAATGCTTTCTAAATAAGTGATCATGGTTTTTTGATCGGGGGAAAGTCTCCCACCAGATTCGCGTTTCATCTCAACCCACAAATTCCAAGCTGGGATAAACAAATCTGGAACCCCAGCAACAACGCCCTCTGCCTTGAACTTCTTGCCAGCTCCAATCGATCTCTTGCCACCATTCGGAATGGCAAAGATCAAAACCCCTGAGAACTTAGCTCGAAACCAATTCACAAAACCAACCTGCTCATCATGCTCAGAAGGGTATGTCTTCGAGGCTGAAATCAGCGTAACCGCCCTGCGTCTTCGTCTCATTATTTTTCTCCACTTGAGTATAATCAAATTCTACAATTTCTTTGTACTTCGGATTGTGACTGGACGGCTTCACCTTCACACGGCTGGGCTGTATCCAATCTCTAGATTGTGCCAGCGCGTCATCCGTAGTGTCAGCATCCGCCTCCAGAAAAGCCTTTCGAGCCTGATACCGTCCCGCTGCATAGCCCCCGTGATCTGGGCAAAGCCACTCAGATACTTCTTCAAAAAACCCATAGCTGTAAGTCACTCGAATGCTGTCTGGCTTCCCAACCTTTTTGTGACGCCGATACTTAACGCCATCCACATCAACCCACTCAGATTGCACCTGTGACGATAGCATGGCCCCACGATAGCTGCTTGAGCTGTGGTTGAGCGTTGGGGCAGGAAACTCGAACCCGCACTCAGGGCAGATCTGACAGGCTGCGTGGACCATCGTCTGGCACTTCTCGCACTGCTTGACAGGAGTTTCGCCGTCACCGCTCGACATCTTATCCTTTGGCTTCACCTGATCGATGAACCCGTGACGCTCGACATTCTGTCCGTAATCCAAAATCAGGCAGTCTTCCTTACCATCAGCAATCCGCGTTCCACGACCAACCATCTGGACGTAAAGCCCAGTCGATGCCGTAGCTCTAACCAAAGCAACCAGATCCACCTCTGGGTGATCAAACCCCGTGGTCAACACGTTCACATTGATCAAGCAGCGCAGCTTCCCGCTCTTGAAGTCTGCAATGGCCTTCTCGCGCACTGAGCTGCTGTCTGAACCTGTCACCACCCCAACTGGGATGTTGTGGAAGTCGAACTCAGCAGCCAACATATTCGCGTGGTTAACCCCGCTGCTGAACACCAGCCAGCTTTTTCTGTCAGCCCCAAGACGAATGATCTCTTCGGCAGTGGCCGCAACCAGCTCTGGATCAGACGCAGCAGTCGCAAGCTGGCTCTCAATGAACTCACCGCCCCGCTTGCCAACACCATCCAGATTGATCTGTTTGACCCCACCCTTTGAGATGACTGGCGACAGGTAACCCTGCTCCATTAGCATGGCCACTGGGATGTCATGGGCAATCCCGTCAAAGATCGCGCCTTCGCCTTTGTGCAGGTATCCCGTGTCCAATCGGTACGGCGTAGCAGTTAAGCCAACCACCTTCACCAGCGGGTTGCACACCTTCAGGTCAGTGATGAATTTATTGTATCGTGTCTCACTGTTCTTCGGCAGCAAATGCGCCTCATCGATCAGAACAAGATCTGGCGCAGGCACGATGTCATACGCCCTCTCCCAGATGCTCTGGATGCCTGCAAACGTAATGGGCTTGCCCAACACCTTCTGCTTTAAACCTGCGCTGTACATGCCGTAATCAGCCTCTGGATACAATTTCAGTAGCCCACTTGCGCCTTGCTCCAACAGCTCCTTCACATGCGTCACAACCAAAACCCGTGTGCCGGGGTAGCTCATGGCATCCTTAATCAACTGCGCGATGATCGCCGTTTTGCCAGATCCAGTCGGCGCAACGATCAGTGGGTTGTCCCCAGCCTTGCCAGCCCAGTAGTTATACAAACCGTCGATGGCTTCCTTTTGATATTCTCTTAATTCAAACGTCATTGACAATCCTCTCCAGAAAATTATCCGCGTCTTGAACAGCCTTACTGATCCCGTGCTTGCTGATTTCATCTTCAACCTGCGAAATTAAATACTCAACCAATCCCTCTTCAATCTCAGCATTGATAATCGGCCAGTGATTGGCTCGTTTTCTTTGAATGATGAAGTTAATCATAATGATGGCAATTTCTTTTTCGGTGATGTTATTCGGCATAATGTCCAGCATGATCGCAACCACTTCGCCTAATTCTTCTTGGTTCATGACTGCATCCTCCCAGCAAATATCTCTTGGCTGTTGCCCTGATTGCGGATGACCTCGCCCGTGTCCTGATCTTCGTATTCAACAAAATCATCTCCAGCATCGACCACAATCAAATCTTTCGGCATGATCTGTGGGATGTACAAATGCTCGCTGCACGTCTCGACAGGCTTGCCCTTCGCACAAGTCCAAGTGCCATCCTTTTCAGGCGTCACATGGCTGCACGTCCGACAGCTCACCTCTGGAATCTTGCACCCGTGGCACACAGCCCAGTAATTGCAAAACTTGCACTGCCAATTGCTGGGATCTTCGTGCAGCTTCGATGGCGGTAGTGCCGAAAATACAATGTTCTCAGCCTTGCTGACCAACAGTTTGGCCTCTGCCTTGTTGAGCTTGATCCGCTCGCCGTACATCTCATCTGTGTTTTTGTTCACAGCAAAAAAATAGCACCAGTCTAGCCCAGACAAGTGCATCCCAATTTGACATTGCGCCCAGTACACTGGCTTGGCCTTCTGAACGCCCATGTTCTTGGTAGTCTTAAAGTTCTTTTCGTTCATCGTCTTGAACTCAAGCGTGTGAGGCTTTTCGCTTTCCGCAAACCCCTCACCAACGCCATCCAAGCTCAATGCAAAGTGACCACCGCAACCCTCGAACCTGACCTGCTTGCCAGTGTCTGGATCACGCTCCCAGACTTTCACGCCAACCGCCCGAAGGTTTGACACCACCCGATCCTCTTCCCGATCACCAGTTTCAAACAGTCGCAACATGCGACCATCGAAGCTAGGCGACCAAGCATGGCGAAATTGATACCACAAAGCACGGCTGCAATCATTGCCGATCTGGCTTCCACCAAGGTGTGGACGGTGATCGTTTTTGCGCTTGTCTTTGTAGTGCTGGTATATCGCCTCAATTGTTTTCGGCGTGGCGTATGCGGTGAGATCCATTACTGAAATACCCCCATCATGTTAAGCGTCATGTTTATGATAAAAACTGCTACCATATACTCAATCATTTTTTTCTCCTTCTGTTCATAAAATGGGGCAGACATGCCGCCCCATCATAGAATAGAACTATCGCTTCCAAGGCGGAGAACCCGCACCATTTGAAGCCACAGCGGCCACAGGAGCTGCCGACACAGAAGCAGACGCACCTGACGCAGCATCGTAACCCTTCACGTCATTAGACGCATCGTATCCGCCTGACGCCTCACGCACGGCAACCTTAACCATCAGTGGGATGTCAATAAGATCGGCGCTGTCTTGCGGATCGACGCCAACTGCCTTGGCAATGCTCGCCAAAGAACGCCGCGCAATATCAACCGCAACTGGGTTTTTGTTTTGAAGGTTTAAACGATCAAAAATCTTCCGACCTTGATACGATCCCTCAATGACCTCAATCGTCAGCATAAGATAGGAACCGTCCATCGCCTTTGTGTCGCGCTGTTCAGCGGCACTGATGACGCACTTGTACCAATCCGCAGGCAGCGGCTCGAAAGTTCCCATTGGTTCGACTTCGTTAATGTTAAAGCTCGTAAGATCCATTTTGATTTCCTCTTAATTGGATATAAATTGTTGGAAGGGATTGCCGCCATTAAAGGTAAACGGCAGTGATTCAGTGATGTTGAACCGATTTTTGGTGACACTTGATGCCTGTGGGAAACACAGGATTTCACGCTCACCCGTTGAGATGGCACGTTTCTTATCGCCATCGCCTCTGGTAAATGTCTTCAGTCGGATTAGGCCAACCAAATCGACATTGTCGGTATAGTGGGGCAGCGACTTTTTGTGCAGCCTCACAGTGTATCTGGCAAATGGGTCCATGTCTGGAAGATCCATTGTCTCAGTATCAGCGTGGCCAATGAAGACCACATTCATGCCATTGTCATAAGCCAGCGCACCAGCCCACTCGCGGATCTGGCGATGCTTCTCTGACGCCGTGCCATAGCCTGCGCCATAGCCGCCACCAGCTTGATTGATCGACTTGGCTTTTGGATCAGCAGCAACAATCTCGCTCTCAATTAGCGTGGCCAACTGCGTAATGCTGTCGATCACAAGCGTCTTGAACTCATGCTTTTCTGTGGCCAATGCCTCAATTGCTCCAAGCACGTCTTCACTTGACTGGGCAATTGGAAACAGGCTGACATCTTCGTTACCCGCAAGACTAGCAGTACCGTCTTCTGTGCGAATAAATACAGGCTTCGGAAACATTGCCGCCAGTGTGGTCTTACCCATGCCGCCCTCACCAAAGAGCGTAGCAATAATTGGTCGTTGGCCCGTAGGTTTTGACAGTGATTTTAAATTTATAGCCATTACCAATCCTTTCCAAATACGAGGCCAAACACCTCATCCAAAATTTCATCCATTGTTCTCTCCATTTTACTTCTCCTTTTTTAAATTCTTAGGCCGCATCTTGGGCCTCATTGATTTCGACGCGACATCAGTCTCAGCACAGCGTGAATAGATGTCTCTGTATTCGGTGTAGATCGCGGCATGAATTTGATCCTGTGCCGCGATGCAAGAGTGGTAGTTTTTAAATGGAACGCGGAACTCTAATTTATCGCCGCTATCAAATTCCAAAGAATAACTCACCACCAACATGTACCAAAAGGTCACTACAAGGCTTCGACTTTAACGCCGATCTTGCCCTGCTTAGACTCAAAAGCCTTGGCCACTTTTGCCCAGAGCCGTGGCTCCTTATCAGACAAGTAGCGGCAACCAGCCGAATCAGCAGAAAGTGTCACCTTCACAGGGTGCATATTCTCAGGAATTTTATCTTTGATTTTATCCCAGACAATCGGATCAACCTTGCGAGATACAGGCTGTGTCAGCGTGATCTTGTGTTGTTCCAGCTTGTGGGAGATTGAGCCTTCACCCTTGGCATCTAATGCCTTTGTGATTTGCTCTTCTATTGCATGACGCTGTGCAATAATTAGTTTTTCTTGCGCCTTCACTTCTAGCCACTCGGAGGCCAATCCATCAACATTGCTCATCGCAATCTCCTTTAATCTTCTCTCTCTACAGAAATCGGTTTACAGAAACATT